TGGGTGATTTACAACAGTGATTCAGGACAAAAATTCCTCGGCGAACTAGATGCCACACAGGTGGCCATGATATGGCCCTACATTGATGCAGACATATGGCAGAAAAAATTCCGAGACTATCCAGCAGATCAAGAGTATGCTAGAGATATATTACAAAAGGCCGGTTGGTAATGAGCGCAGATATTGATTTGGACTTTGCTGACAGAGACACGGTTCTACGGCTAATAAAAGCCACACCAGCACATCAAGTGCATCAAGGACAGATACGCCGACACAACTCAGGTGTGTATGTCACAGACATACCGTACGATCCAGTAAACCAGTGTGCGGCTATAGATTATGAAACGGCAGAAACACGTGGATACTTTAAAATAGATTTACTAAACATGACGGTATATCAGCTGATTAAAAACCCTGAACACTATAAAGCCTTGTTGGATCAGCCGCCTGATTGGCAACGGCTATGGACGGATACTGTGTGGGCACAACAACTGGTCCATGTGGGCAATTATACCGAGTTGTTGAACACCATGCGTCCTAATTCGATACCAAGAATGGCAGCATTTATCAGTATAATCAGACCTGGCAAAGCACACTTACAGAATCGTCCGTGGGATCAAGTGTTTGAAACTGTTTGGGATGGTGACAGTACACGTGGATTTGTGTTTAAAAAGGCCCATGCTGTGGGCTATGCGGCCTTGGTTGCACTACACATGAACTTGCTCAGTCAAGACGTCGTACCAACGTAATTGATTTACGCTTGGATTTTTTACGGGCCATTTCGAGTAGGCTACACACAGGTCCGTGTAGCACAGTCAAGTCTTTGTTGATAAAAGTGCGCAAGGTAGGACGAAACTGATCCCATTCTGTTTTAAGGAATATGTTGATGGGTATGCTCCTGTTGCTTTCCCACCACCAAATGTTTGCTAGTTCTAAAAAACGTCGTTTATCTTCAAGATCCAGTATGCTACCAAAGTCGTAAATTGTAGTTACAATTTCGTCTTGATTTTGTATGATCCCTACATATTCTGTAGTGGCGTAGACACAGAGGGAAATGAACGGGTACTTGTCAGCAAGTTTTGTAAAGATATCGTTACCCATAAATATTGTATAATAAATTGATCACGAGATATTTACCAAAAATGAATCCAACCCAAACGAATGAGTCACCGGATGACACCGCCGCTAAATAGTATGTATGTACTCAACTACCCTATATCTGTATCAACAAATAACCCAGGTCCTGAGCATAGACACAGGTGCTGGGTCCACATTCACCTACAGGTATAATCCCGTGTACGCAAAAGTCCTAACCATAAACAAAGGCATCGACAATGTGTTGCTGTTTGAGTTTATCAACCAAAACGAAAAACCCGTCAACATCACTGGCAGCAGTTTCGTGTTCCGTGTGATCAATACTTTGGGAACTAGAGTGATATTAGAAGAGCCCTTGGTCGCACTCAATGCCGCCACAGGCCGGGCCAAGGTCACTTTGTTGGCCAGTCAGTTGTTGATAGTACTTGCTCAACCCGCCTTTTATAGTATAACTAGAGCCAGCGGAAACTTGATAGAACCTGTATTTGTTGATGCTCAATCAGGCAGTCGTGCACCTCTTAACATAGTGGACAGTGTTTTGCCACAGTATGTGCCCAGCAGTCCGCTTACCATACCCACTGTCAAACTCACAGCCCAAGGTTCAGCAGATGGCACCAGCTTTGGAAATGCTGGCGGAGACTATTACTGGAACGGCAATCCCAACGGCGCCAACTACTGGAACAGTTTTGCCCTTACCGAATACTACAGCAGTTTCATTGCCCCCACGCAACAAGCAATTACTACCATACAGATGACTCTGGATGGTTACACAGGCACGATCAAGGCACAAGCAGCCGCTGACTACGAAAGCATTCCTTATAATGTTACTGAAAGCACTACCTATTCTAACAAGACCGGAACTATCTATCTCAACGTCATTGGGTGGCATCCGTTATTGCGAGTGTGCTTCAATAACAGTATCTTTGCTGTGCCAGGTGGAAATGGTATACCAGCACAGGCCTATGCCATCTGCGAAGACGGCAGGGTCACATCAATACAGATACAAAATGCTGGATCGGGCTACCTAGCTCCACCAAAAATCAGCATCATTGGTGAAGGTGCCGGCGCCACGGCTGTGGCAACGATTGGTGGTTCAGGAGAAATAGCGTCAATCACAGTGACTAACGAAGGTTCGGGCTATTGGCTAGTGCCCAACCCTGGAGTCAATACACCTTACTACCCAGTACCTCCTGAAAATCAAGGTGCTGCGGTTGTAATCAGTACCGGCTATGTTGTGAACCTTTTCTATAGGTAAAAGCCAAAAAACATGCTATAATAAAGCATGATTGATGTAATCTCTTTCTTACCTGCAAAACGCAAACAGACTAGTGGTGGGTGGATTTCGGTAAATGCACCTTGTTGTGTACATCGCGGTGAATCGGCTGATCGACGATTGCGTGGCGGTATAAAAAATACAGACACAGGCTGGAGTTGGCATTGTTTTAATTGTGGATACACAGCCAGTTTTGTACTTGGACGCACGCTCACCTTCAAGGCCCGCAAGTTATTGGCATGGTTGAATGTGCCACAAGAAGAAATTGAACGTATCAATCTTGAAAGTCTGAGACATAGAAACATTGAAGGCATACTGAACGACCGGCAACAGGCTGTCCAACCAACAGCCATAGAATTTGAAGAATGCGATTTACCAGCCGACACCGAAGAACTGACAGACACAGCCCAAGCATATTTGATCAATCGAGGTATCACACTAGACTATCCGTACTTGTCAAAGAAGGGCACCAGGACTGGAGTCGTCGTACCATTTACCTACGACGGGCAGATAGTTGGGCATACCACAAGATTCCTAGACGATAGGACACCCAAGTATATCCAAGATATACAACCAGGTTATGTTTTTGGTACAGATCTACAACGGAATAACTGGCAGACAGTGATTGTGACAGAAGGAGTATTTGATGCACTCAGCATCAACGGTGTGGCTGTGTTACATGCTGACATCAATGACGCACAGGCCCGTCTTGTTAGGAGTCTAGAGCGAGAAGTAGTTGTTGTACCAGATCAAGATTTACCAGGTATGCGATTGGTAGAGCGTGCGGTTGAACTAGGTTGGTCAGTAAGTATGCCTGATTGGCCCGACGATGTCAAAGATGTAAATGATGCAGTAATTTGTATGGGAAGATTAGGCGCTTTGCTAACTATAATGCAGGCACGAGAAACCAGTAAAATAAAAATAGAAATACGTAAAAAATGGCTGATGAAAAAATTAAAAAAATATTGATCTTTGCTATGCCACGAACTGGATCTACAATTATCCAAAACATAATAGCTCACCTTTTATTTGACATACCAAATTTGGTTGAACCATTTAACGATCCAAAATTTGGGTTCAATCCTGCCAATCCTAAAATAATTAACGGCCAACCAGCTGATTTATACCAGTGGGTTCAGGACCAGTCAACGGGCATAATAAAACTGTTAGCTATTAATCTTGCATACGTTGAAGTTGATAAACTACTATCAATAGGAAATTTTAACAGGTTGGTCATAGTTGAACGAAAAAACTTAGTCGATTGTTGTATAAGTTTATGCCTGGCAGAAAACATATCTAAATATCATTATTATCACGGTGATTCACCTGACATCGAATCGTTTGAATGTGACGTAAAATTTGTTGATAACTGGATTCGCATGTATCGTCGATATTTAACAGCATTGACTCAAATTAAAAATAGCAGTGTGCCGTATGACACTATTTGCTACGAAGATTTTATTAACAATCAAATTCAATATATTGCAGATGTTCCATTTCAAGCATCTGTTATGGTGGGTAGGTTTATAGAAACAGTATCATTGGAATTACCATACCAAGATTTGTGTATCAACTATTATGAAGTTGAAGAAAAAATAAGGAAAGAACTGTGCTAAAAGATTACGGACTTGATGTCCAACGCTTATTCTTAGAAATGATGTTGCAAGACGCAGAGAGTTATGTGCGTGTGCAGAACATTTACAATCCAGAAAACTTTGATCGCAGTCTTAGACCTGCGGCCGAGTTCATTGCTAAACACAGTAATGATCATAAAACATTACCTTCTGCGGAACAGATATCTGCAACAACAGGGGTTAAACTACAACATATTCCGGATCTCAATGAGGGACACTTTGATTGGTTCATGGAAGAGTTTGAAGCATTTACTCGGCGCCAAGAACTGGAACGTGCAATCCTTAAGAGTGCAGACTTGCTGGAAAAAGGCGAGTATGATCCGGTAGAAAAACTGATCAAGGATGCAGTACAGATCAGTCTAACCAAGGACATGGGCACAGACTACTGGGCAGATCCAAGAGCTAGAATAGACAAATACTTTAACTCAGGTGGGCAAGTGAGCACAGGGTGGCCACAGATGGATCGTATCTTGTATGGTGGATTCAGCCGCGGAGAACTCAACATTTTTGCAGGTGGATCTGGATCAGGCAAGAGTTTGGTCATGATGAACATAGCCTTGAGCTGGTTGCAAGCTGGATTGAGTGGAGTGTATATCAGCCTAGAATTAAGCGAAGAACTGTGTGCGTTAAGGACTGATGCCATGTTGGCTGGAATGAGCACAAAAGAAATACGCAAGGACATTGACCAAACAGAACTCAAGGTCAAGTTGGTCAGTAAGAAATCTGGACAGTACAGAATCAAGGCCATACCAGCACAGAGCAACATCAACGACATCCGCAGTTATATCAAAGAAGTACAGGTACAGACCGGAATCCGGGTGGACTTTGTCATGTGTGATTACTTAGACTTGTTGATGCCAGTCAGTGCCAAGGTAAGTCCAAATGATCTGTTTGTCAAAGACAAGTATGTGAGTGAAGAACTGCGAAACTTGGCCAAGGAACTCAATGTGTTGTTCGTGACGGCTAGTCAGTTGAATCGTAGTGCAGTAGAAGAAGTTGAGTTTGATCATAGTCATATCTCGGGTGGTATATCTAAAATCAATACTGCGGACAATGTTTTTGGTATATTCACAAGCAGAGCCATGAAAG